GTTGAGAATATTGCTTGAGTTTCTGAATACCAACAAAAGAAAAGTTAGAACGTGCCGCAGTTTTAGAGAACGTACTATTCTCAGTCAGTCCAGAGAAACTGCACTTGTTTAGAATGAAAAAACTTACCGCACGATCAAGTCCATCTTGACTATTGATATCATCTCGTGTCCGATCAAATAGTTCTTTATGTGCGGCATCCTTATCATCCTGTGACTGATAGTTGGATGCCTTAGATTTAATATCGTTCAGTCGATCAGAAAGTTCTTCACCATAATCCCTGAGTTGCACCCAGAAGTTATAGAGTGTCACATACTTATCATTGATCCATACAGGAACATCTGGATATGCCTGAGTAGCATAAAATGCTACAGAACCACCTCCAATAAATGGTTCACGATATTCTTTGAAATCATCAGGAAACCAGGGTGCCAAAGTCTTTGTTGCCTTTGACTTGCCACCAGGATATCTAAGGCAAGTTTTGAGTGGAAATGTTTTCAGGGACTTCATAATCTTTAGGGTGATACTTCAAGTATTCAAGGAAGGTCATTTTCATTTCCTTCTTAGTCATACCACAATGTTTTGCGGCAGCAGGTAGAGTCATTTTAGCACGAAACAATGCTTCATTTGCTTCCTGCACATTCTCAGGAGTAGTTTTCACTCTTGGTTCTACCAGTTTAGTTTTATCGATATTCAGTAGACCCATCAATGTTCTCCAGTTCTGTGGTAAGGGTATAGAAGAATTTATTAATACTCTGTGACATCAAACGATATCCAGTGCCGACATAGAGTTGACCAGCAACCACGGCAACTGTACAAATTCCCCAGAAGATATAATAAAATCTAGATTTGACTTGCGCTTTAAGTTTTTCTTTTTTCATAGTCAAAGTACCAACTTTTTACTAGGTGCCTTAATTACGGAGAACATTTCTTGATACTGTTCTTCAATCTGTTCTTGAGTATCTGCGATATACACAATATACTTTTTGGTCACTTCCAGTTCTTCACCTTTTCCTTTAAGAAGAGGAGACCAGGGAGCAAATCCCATTTGACCATTACCAGCAGGAATAGCGACAATGGGATTACAGAAGATTACACTATCTTCTTTTTCTTCAATCAGGTCTGCGATAACATCTTCACCAGACCACATACGAATAAGTTTTACATTCATTGAAAAGTGCACTCCACCATAAGTTCAGTTAGACAAGCAAGCATATTTATTTCCTGATCAGCTACGAATGCTGCCTGATACTGATACTTAGCAAGCACAAGCACAGCAGCAGGAATGCTATTGTTTTCAAGGGATGAATAAAGAGCATCGTAAATACGGCGCATAAGTACAGTAGTATCATTGTCCAGATTAGATACCACCCACTTCCGAACTTCGGGGAAGTTCTTCTCTTTAAGGTTTTTAATGAGATCATTTACGGCAACATCAGAGAACGTAGCAAGAATACCAGAGTCAATCTTTCCACTCACAGAGTATCGTTGACACTCATTGAGCACACGTCTCCAATCAGGAAAGTGCTTATTGACAAGTTCTACCAAGACCTTGTTATCATATTCAACACCTTCTGCATCCAAGATTTGTTGAAGTCTCTTGAAGAATTGTGCTGCAATGGACTGACGCTCTTTTCCTTTGATTCCAAACTCAACGACTGCACATCGGGAGTGGAGAGGCTCAAGGATTTTGTTTTTGTAGTTACAGGTGAAGATGAATCTACAGTTGCCAGCAAACTCCTCAATAAATGCCCGTAGGAGGAGTTGTACATCATTGGACGTGTTATCTGCCTCATCAATGATGATGACTTTGTGTTTAGCAGTTGCCGTAAGTGAGACGGTCGAAGCGAAGTTCTTCGCATTGTTTCGGACAGTATCAAGGAATCTACCTTCGTCGGATCCGTTGATGACATAAACATCTACTCCAAGTTCATTACAAAGTGCCTTTGCTACTGTAGTCTTCCCAATGCCAGGAGGTCCCGCAAGTAACATATTAGGAATCTCACCCTTTTTTAGAAACTCCTGAAAGGTTTTTTTAGTTGCCTCTGGGAGAATACATTCTTCAATAGTCTTTGGGGCATATTTTGCTACCCACAAAAAATCATTATTCATAATAAATCACTCACCAATAGTGTGAATCACTGGTTTCTCGTGTGCCAGTATACGATACAAGTCTGCGTTTTGTCCAGCAGAAACTGGAACAAATTCCTTCTCTGGGTCAAACTCATCATCACGAATTGCCTGGTTAATGACAATAGAACCATCTTCACCAGAGGTGCTGCGATGATAAGTGCCGACAGGAATTACAAGAGCACCAGAACTGCGATTGAGGTGAACAATATGATAGGGATACTTCCACTCAGGGTTCACAAGTTCAAATGTTCTCATACCAGATAAAACACGATTATGATCTACCTGATGATAGTGAATGTAAAACTGCTTCGCACCAATGACATCATTCGGGGGTGAGATGGCAGGTCCAGTATGAACAACCAGGTCACTGGCATTTGAGTTCTCCACAGAAATATCGTAGAAGATAACGGAATCCGTTTCACGGAATACCCGATGCTTCTTAAAATTAACTTCACTCATTATCAAATCCAATCAGGTTTGCGTTGGGGCATACGAAGATAGTTGTCCTTCACCCAAGGTTTGGATGCGATATACATCTTGTATGCGTCAAAGGTGGAAATACTAGTATCAAACTTGTATTCCTCAGGCATTGCTCGTGCGAAAGGAGTTACTTCATCAAGTCTACCTTTGGGGAAAAGGTAATAAGCATGAGTCAGTGTTCCTTCACAGGAATGCTGTTTATTATATCGTAAAGTATACTCTTGGCACAAGTTCAATCCCCATTTGATGAGCCAGTAGGCATTGTCCACTGTCTCTGCTGCCCATTTGGTGCAAGGGTGGTTTCGGAATGCCCCCTTCTCTGTCTTGTAGGCAGTGCCATCTTGCTTGGGAAGAACCCCGTAATCATGATACCAGGGAGAAGCAATAATGCTAAGCATCTGGCAGCACTCAAGCGGCATTTTGACAATATGTTTGTCGGGAAGACAGATAGCACTTTCGGCAGGGAAAGGATTTGTGACAAAAATATTCATTCTAAAGGTCTGACAAATTCATTACAAACCATATCGGTTGCCCGCATGGATGAATACAAGTATTCTACACCCCTGCGAGGATCTGTATGCTCACCACAAGTAAAAACGTCACATACTGCCATACCTTTTTCTGGCCAAGTGTGCATAGAGATATGAGACTCGGCAAGGAGAGCAACGGCAGTTACTCCCTGTGGTTGAAACTTATGTGATGTCATGCCAAGAAGGGTAGACCCACACTTTCTACTTGCTTCGGCAAGAGCATCCGTAACTTTTTCCTCATCATCCAGAAGATGTTGTGGACAACCCTTTAAAGTAAAAAGAATGTGTCTCATCAACCGAAAGTGGAATCAGGTTCCAGAGCGATGTAGTAAGTCAGATTATACTTGGTGTTAGTAAACTGAGAAAGAAGTTTAGAAGAAACAACAACATCATAAGCACCAGGAATAATCTTGATGTTTTCTACTTTGAAGTTGAAAGTAAACTCTTGGTCAGTCTCGCCCACAACGATAGCATACTCGTTAGAAGTGTCGTTCTTCTTATCACGAACCACCAGTTTGATAACGCCAGCTTCACCAATTGCAGAAAGATCGGGAAGTTGATAAACTGCTGCTGCTTTCACCAGTTTCTCAAGAGAAGCACTATCCAGTTGGAAGCAGACATCTTGAGAGGGGAGTTGAATATCTTTATCTGGAGGAGAAGTGATTACGTTGGGATCTGCAAAGAAATACTTTACACGACGCTTTCCTTCACGGATGCTCAAATAAGAATCTTCCTTAAAATCCAGGTCAGGATCTTGGTGCAAACTCAGACCATTCAGAAACTGGTTGAGATCATAAATGGCAAAGTCGCGGGGGAACTCTTCAGTAATATCCGCTTCAGCAAGAATATTTTTTGCCATTGAAATCGTGCGAAGACGGTTTCCTTCCTTTACCAAGATCGAATTGTTGATCCCAGCAAAGTTCTTCAGGATAGTCAGGGTATTGTCAGAGAGTTTCATATTGCTCATTGGTTGTAGGTTTCACGAACGGCGTTTTTATCGTTAAAGTTTAGCAGAAGAACAGCATAGTGCAGAATCTTCATGATGTCACGGCGGGCACTTCCCTTCTTATCATAACGGGAAGCATACTTGAGGATATTGCTGCGACAGAATGCCTCACCATCGCCACATGCTTCGATCAAATCCAAAGTTTGGATCTTTTGGTCACCAGCAGAATAATGCTGGTTGTAAGTGCCACGGATGTACTCAAGGAGTTCTTTTACGATTTCTTCTTCGTTGTACTTCCAAGGAGTGCTGGGAGATTGTTTAATAATTTCTTCGCTCATTTTATTTTGAATCAAAAATTCATAGTCACTGTGTCCCCAAGGGGTCATTCCATCATTGATAGAATAGGGATACTCGTCCATAACAATAGGTTCATCAAGGTTGTTTGGAATATCAGGGTACATGGAATCAAGATATTCCTGTACCCAGTTATTAGTCATTATATCAGAAAGGTGCT